GGTGGCAGCATAACAATGATAGCTAAGGTAGTTGCTATCTGTTAAATTGGCTTGTGTGTATTGCAACACATCTCCCATGTGACAGCATTCAGGATTTTGAATAATAATTTTATCGCCACGACTGGCCCTAAATGCAATGTTATAGGGCACACAAGGATTGCAATATGTTTTTTTCTCTTGACGATCACGCATGTGTATGATATTAAACGCCAAGTGCGGAAACTCTTTAGACAATGTATCTAGTTTATCGCCATCATCACTGAAGTCATCAACAATGACAATTTCAACATCTTTGATTTGACTGTTACTAATTGTGTGTAGAGTATAACGTAATTGTTTAAGTCTATTATAATAACTCATTACTACTGATATCATACAAACCTCACATGTGCATTGGCGTGCTTACGCCCTTGATTAACAATGCTAACAATTTCCATGCCGGGTTCAAGTGGTGGGTAATCCATGCGCTTGGGAATACGCATGTCTAGTGTAACCACAGTATCAGCATGACTGTGTTTTAATATTAAATCTCGATAAGTCAATGCAGTATAGTGAAAACCACAACTTAACCAAGATGTAATAACATCAAACTTGATGTCTTCTGGAATGTTGATATTGTTTGCATTTACCAAGTGGTAATTAGTAATGCCTGCTGTTTCAAGTTGTTGGTCTAAAAATTCCATAGGATGATAAAAATACAACGAGTCTACTTCGTTATGCCATTTACCGTGATTGGCTTTTTCTGGACCAAATGTGTCAAGCTTGACTGCGTTAGCCGAAGCATCGCCATCTAACAGCCACAACTCTGTTCCGTACTTTTGATTAAACAGTCTGCTTTCCCAAGCAAGGCCGCACCCAATATCTAAAATACGCAGTGGAGGCTTTTTTAAATAAGCATCTAGCTTTTCAAAGTTTGTGCGTTTTTCTAATTGGTATCCTTGGGATGTCCAAAGCTTCATCCAGTTTTTTTGATATATTTCAGTCATTGATATTTCTTTAGTTCTTGAACAAATATTTCTAAGTGTTTGCGCTTGCCTTTGGCACTCCAAATTGCACTTGTAGGAGACATGTGCCAATCAATGTAAGTCAATGGCAGTATACCTTTGCGATACTTACCAATAATGTTGTCCAAGCTGTGTTGGTCCAAGAACCAATAAATGTTATCTTTTTCAATTTCAGCACGAATCATGTTTCCCAACTCATGTATAAATTTTACTCCATTGGGTCTTTCAGTAAACAACATAGCACCAGCAAGGTGCCCACCCTTGGCTTTTTCATACAAGTATACATCAGTCTTTGAGTCTGTAGGCAACATGTATTCAAATGGTGCTCGCACCAGCCCGTCAACATCTATTTCTAAAAATCTAGTGGGCTTTTGTATGATTTCGGCCATGCGAACAAATCGCATGCAAGCATAATAAGTTTTCCATAACCAGGTTTGCAAACTTTCTAAATCGTTGCCCTTGAGTTCATATTGTTTGAGCCCCAACATCTTTCGTTTTCGTCCCATGTAAGGGTCGGGCAGTACATCTTGTTTCCAAAAATCAAATGCAGACTGGAACTGTTGTTGCGTGACTGTTTCCCAAGTAACGCTTACTCGCTCGTGTTGTTGACAAAACGCAATTTGGTCTGGTCGAGGATTGTACAAGTGAACATGTACGCCATGTGGAGTATTGCGTGTTACACTGTTGATTAAAGGAATGCCGTATTGGTCAAAATAACCAGCATCTGCGGCTGCATAGATAAAGAAGCCTGGTTGTTTAAGATTTCCTTGGAGTGGTGATATCTGCATAGTTAAATATTTAACCCTATGAACATCGCCTACTTCCCAAATCAGATTGCCCGTAATGCCCCACCGGTGTTAGAAGCTTTTTTACACAGTTGCCGTGAGGCAGGACACAACCCTGTGGCCAATTCCATGACTGCAGATGCCGCTGTGATTTGGAGCCAAGTTTGGGATGGTAAAATGCGAAAGAATCAACAAGTTTGGCAGACATATCGAAACAGCGGGCGGAAGGTGTTTGTGCTAGAAGTTGGGAGTCTACAGCGAGGTGTTACTTGGCGTGTGGGGCTTAATGGTGTCAATGGTACAGGATATTTCGGTGCCACTGGGCAAGGGCCCGAACGTGCAAATCAACTTGCCTTGAACTTGCAACCTTGGCGTAAACACGGCAACTATGTGTTAATCTGTACGCAACGAGCTGATAGCGAACAATGGGCGGGACAACCGGCTCTAGATCACTGGGTTGATAATGTCGTCAAGGAATTGCAAAAATACACAGTACGTCCTATTTTTATACGCCCGCATCCTAGATTTCGTTTAAATCGTACTTGGTCCGGGATCAGTGTGTACTACCCAAAGCCTTTGGAAAACACATACGATTCCTATGATATAGAAACTTCTTTTTGGGATGCCTGGGCTGTGGTAAACTGGAATAGTGGCCCGGCTGTGACAGCAGCCATGCATGGTATTCCTGTATTTGTGGGTGCATCAAGTATGGCAGCGCCTGTGGGCAACAGAGAACTAGCGCACATAGAAATGCCACTGCGTCCAGATAGACAGCAGTGGCTCAATGATTTAGCATACACAGAATGGACTGTGTCAGAAATTGCACAAGGATTGCCCTTGGCAAGGTTACTTTAAACTTGTATATCTTCCATGCCGGCTGTGCGCAAACGAACAATATGACCCATTTGCCACTGCTTGGTATCAAGCCCTTTCATGATACCCAACCACTTGTTACGCAATAGAGCCACTTCGTTGATGATAGTTTCAAAGTCGATAACCTCATCCTCACCATCCACATATTTTTCGGCATCTCGTGCTGTCAAGGCACGAGCATATCCTTCAAGATACTTTTGAAAATGGCGTCTGCGGATTTTGCGTAACTGTATGTTGAGAAAATTAAGCACCGCTTCAATCTCTTGTAGCTGATTAAATCGATGTTCAGTTACGCCGGGAAGTTCTTTGATGTTGATTTCAACATAGCCGCCAATTCGACATTCTTTTTTAGCTTCAGTTAGCTCGTGTTCATAGTGCTGAATAAAGTCAGGAATTTTGCCAAGGTCGGAGACGACTCGGTTATACCACATTAGTTTTCCCAGTCGTCTTCGAGATAATCCTCTTCAGCTTCTTCCTCAATATCTTCTTCATCTTCATAGTTGTTGTCGTTGTCAAGATATGAAGTTAGTGCACGTTTAATATCGCCGTCGCCCTTAAAAGCGTTGCGAATATCTTCAACATCACTGTCATGATCAATTAACACAGCAACCACAGTTTCGGCAGCTTCTGCACGATCCACTGTGTTTACAAAACGTTTGAGTTCAGTCCACAACTCACTTACTACGGTTTCAGTCATTCCGCATCCTCCTCCACTGTAGTTACCTCGGCCTTTTGATTTGCAAAGTCTTTCATCACAGTGTCAAGACAATCGTCATCGTTCTTTTCCCAGGCTTTGCGAAACTTCTTGATAATCTCGCCAGCACTTGTGGTAAACACAAGACTGTTACCTTCACGTTTGAGCAAGTTCTTTTTCTCAATCAAGTCCACTAAGCCACTGTAAGGGCTCATGCCGGTTGTGTAAGGAATCTTAACTTGTACCCCTTCAAACGGTTTAGCATAGCGTGTTTTCATAACTTTGCAGCCTGCACGGATACCGTTGACTTCAGACACCTTGTTGCCGTCCTCATCTTCTTTGAGTTTCATTTTCTTCATTGCTACCACAATAGAACTTGCATAGATGAAGCCTTGTCCACCAGAGATCTTGTCATCCGGGTCAAACATGTCTTGACTTGCGTATGTGTGATTGGTACATACCAAGCCCACGTTGTAGCTACCAAACATGTTGACACAGTTACGAACCAGGGCTGTGAGTGCTTTGGGCTTGCGACCCAAGTCACCTTTCATTTCGCCTGCTTCAAACTGGTTAACGTCAGTGGGAGTCAACAACATACCCAGGCTGTCAATCACAAACAATACCTTGGGACGTTCACCATCTGGTAATGCTTTGTAATCACTCATGAATGTTGAAATTGTTTTAGCCACGTCATCGATCATGGCCATTGATAACTTGAGCAGTTTGCTGTCGCTAGTGTCAACTCCCAGATCTTTAAGCCATTGTTCATCTAACGCATTTTCACTATCAACTAACACCACAAATATACCTTGCTCTTGAGCATGTTTGATAATGTTACCTGAGCAAATGTAACTTTTACCAGCACCGGAATCGCCAGCAAACACAGTAACCTTGCCCAAGGGAATACCTCGGTTAAAATCACCCGAGATCAAATAGTTCAAGGCATAGTTGCCTGTGGAGATCCAGTC